GCTCTTTTTCCTTACGAATTGAGTATTCCTTTTGCTGGATTCGATGAGGATGATGACCAATTAGGTGACCTTAGATCCCATCTTTCTTTGGCCAGCCAACGTTTCCTCCAAGTTCCTGACAAGCTCATTTCCGAATATCTGACCGGAGTCAAGAGCCTGAATCCAGTTCTGAACACATGCTATGATGGCGTTGGCCTCTATAGCGCGCTAGATGGCGCAGGCGCGGCACGATTTGGTGCTGCTGGAGGAAACATCATTGTTGGTAGCGGGATCTCTACTGCCGCACTATCCAATGATTTTGCGCTTGCACAACGTAGATTGATGGATTTTCTCGATCCGTCTGGAGAATCGCCAATATTCTCTGAGGAGGATGTCACCTATTCTAGGATGACCGCCATTATCCCGACAGGACTAAATGAGATTTTCCAGCAACTCACAAAATCTGAAATGCTCCGAATTGATACTACAAACAATGTGTCTCAGTCTAACTGGCTGAAGGGCACATTTAAGTATCGGATAAACCCGTATTTGACAGACCAGCAAGACTGGTATGTGGTTGTCGAGCACGAGTATTGGAAGCCTTTTGTTCTCCGTGAGCCTGGGGAAGGCGGACTTCGCCAGATTTTCGCTGACTTCAACAACAGCGATCGAGCTAGAGAATACAATGAATACGCTGTCCATAGCGATATCAGATACGGAATTGGGCCGTGGAGCCCGTTTGTTACCGTAAAGATTAACAACTAGGCAATCTCATGGGCATGGATGACCAGACAGATTAAATTTCATGCCCATCTATTTCTTTTTAGCAAAAGGGGAAATAATGACGTATTTATCAAAGTCCACATCTGTGGCAACTGAGGAAAAAAGCCGATTCCTTAGCCGAGAGGTCGCAAAGATGCCAGAGGCCGGGGAAGACAAGGCCGAAGACTATGTTATCGGGATAAAGCAGAAACACGCCGATGATATAGAGCATGTCCATATCTTAGGGATTGCCTTTCATGCAAAAATTCGCTCTCCAGAGGCATCGGTGATCGCCAATTCTGAGAAAAGCTTCCCTTATGGATATCTCGTTTTGAGCCTTACCCAAAAGCAGGTAGATGCACTATGGGATCGCGCCAAGAAAACCTCTGTTCATATCCCCCACAGATACAGGTGGGATTCGGAAAATAGAGACGCTCTCTCTCCAAGAGATTTTGTGGCCTCCGATATCATTTTCATCATCAAGAAATCGGAATTCAATCCCGTTACAATGGCGGAAGAATTTTACCAGGATGATTCTGAAAGCGTAGACGAAATCGGAGAACAGGCCAAGTCCGAAGTATACAAGCTGCAAAAAAGGAAGGTTAAAATCTAGTGCCAGTACAGGATGAGTTAATGCGTAGAGTTCCGGAGCGTAGGCTTATAGAGTTGACGAACGATGATCAGGCGGCCACAGTGATTGATACTGACCGTTTAGATGCTGCCTCTGAGGACTGTCTGGCTACATTCAGATTTGAGACAGGCATCGAGCCTGATGAGTTAAACCCGAATCATATCGCCGTTCTCGTTCGTGGGGCACAATATTATCTTGAGTCCTGGAAAGGAAGAGATTCTTCAATGATAACGAACCTGCAAAGAGGATTTTTTGCAGGTTTACAGAGCCTACGGGACAAACGAAAAATTTTGCCATCCACAAATAGCCCCTTGAGACTAAGCGTCCAGCCACAGGAATCCAGGCCGGATATGGACAGAAAAAACTTGCCATTCGCCAACCGAAAGGTTGGGGCAGCCAGGATAACAGAATTCGGAGAATAATATGGTTACAAAAGCCTCCTTTTTTACCCAGATAGCAAATCTCATCAAGATCTTGGATGAGACGTATAAATATAGCGCGATTAATACAACAAATCTTCTTGATGTAATCGAGACAGCACAACAGAGTTATGAAGGCAACCATATTTCCGCAACCGAATCTGCTGTCGCCAGTTTCCGAAGTAATTACTCTGGTATCTTGTCATCTGGAACCGCGCTACTTAATTCCGTAATTCTGGATCTGGCCAGACAGGGATATAATTCCTTGTCTACTAGTGTTGTGGCGGCACTTGTCGATATAGCAAAAGGAATGAATGACGGCACGGAAACCATTCTAAATAGATCCTTTACTTTCGCCCCCATTGTCTCTGGTGGATCGAATGTCGGGACAGGAACAGTCTATCGAACAACCAAAGGCAAATGGGGACATGATCTGGAAAGTGGTGTTGGCGGGACGGTAAGGGTAAATATTACATCGGACAGAAATACCGGAAGGCAGTCCGGGGCCGAGCAGTCTGTCATTTTTGGTGATGGACAAAAACCCGCTGACCAATTGGACATCGGGACAGCCTCCGGCACTACGGCAGACTTGTCGAGCAAAAGGATATCTGATTCTATATTGGCAAATTCATCATTTGATACTTTTGCCGGAACAGGTGGCGGAGGGACATTTGCGGCTACCCCGTGGACTGTTTCTTCTCAGAGCAATTTTGATGGAGATATCTCGAATTATTACCGCACTCCTGCTTCTGGAACACCGGCAAGCCTGAAATTCCTTACAAATGCCTCCATAGAGCAGACATTTTCGACCGCCGGGATTTCGTTCGATACAACCCGGCCAGCGTTCCTGATTGTTCGATTTAATCGCCAAATTGGCCTTTGCGATGGAACCCTTACCATTAGGCTCGGATCACAGACGGAGTCTGTAGTTCTCGCCGCGCAGACTGGATGGAATGTAATTACGCTTGGGATCGGAGCAACAAACAAGGGTTGGTATGACGTTTTTAAGGAGGACAATTCCGGAAATGGAGTCCGGATCAAGATTGAGCTTTCCGGACGCACAACTGGCACACTCCTTGTCGATGATGTGCTTCTGGTTCAGCCTCAACTCTACAACGGCCTTTACTACATGCTCGTTCCTGGACAAACAGACTTTCTCATTGGTGACACCTTTTCGTTTGCGGACACGGTGGCAGAAACCGGAATTATTCAAAAGTGGATCGCTCGTCTTTACTCTACAAGTTTGCCTCATACTTCTGGCGCGCCAACATATCCAGATCCGACATAAGGGGAAGATATGCCTTTCGCAACACATCCAAATTATTTGGAGATTATCCGTGCGCCAGGGTATCTTTATTGGGAACCCACATCTTTGGCTAGTGAGGCCGGATATGGAGTCCAGCTTGGCTTTACAGAAGAAGGGGTAACATTTAACCCCGGATATAATGTGCAACGCCTCCGTGGCGAAGAAAAGGGGGAAGAATGGATACTGAAGATTTTTACCGGAGTTACCCCCCAAATATTCGCTGTTTTGAAGAATTATAACGCCACATCTCTTCCAAGGATTTTTCCGGGCCTTGTGTCTGCCACGAATATCCAGTATCCAGGAAGCATTCTTCCGGGGACAGATTTGTTTTCTGCCTATACGGGCAAGCTTCTCTTTGTTCCTGTAGATACAATCAATAACCCGATAATGATTGGCCAGCAGGTTGCGCCCAATATCACAGATAGTTTTAAGTTCTCGAATGCGCTAGATACCAATTTCGCTGTAGTATTTGACTGTAAGAGAAAAACAAATGATGCAGACGGGATTGTCTATAATGGGAATATCGCCGGAGGAATACTGCGATGAAGCCAAGAGAATTGCTGGAAGATGTACAGACAGCACTTAAGGCTCTTGTTTGGCAGGGAACCGCAAACCCGGTATTCGGCGAGGCCGTCTATATTGTTCCGCTAATCCCGATTGAACAGATAACGCGGTACATGAGGACATCCGCATTTATTCTTGACCAGGGAGAAGCTTCCCACCCCGAACACTGGGGGCTTATCATCGCTAAATTTTCCATTGTTCTCTATGTGGAGAACTTTGGCGAGGAGCATGGCCAATCTGTCATGATTGGCGGTAACCGAGTCCCGAACGATTCAAGGGGGGCTGGAGTAAAGGATATAGAAGAGCAAATCATGTGGGAATTACTCAATACATCTATTCTTACAACAAAAATTGTGTTTCAAGGCAAAAGTCGATCAAAGCCGCAAAATCCCAAGGGGGCGAACATCCCGAATATCTTCAAGTTGTTGAACTTTGAGGCGTTCGTTTCTATCTATCCATAGGGGGAATATAGATGGCCGTGAAGGAACAGCTGGTACAAGAATTCATTACAATACTGATTCAACAATTGATGTCTAGGGGGTCAGAAAAAGATCGGTCACCTCAAAAATCCATAGAGAAACTGCCAAATCAAATTCGAGAGATGCTTGGCCCGGTGTTGTCTGCGGCGATAAATGTTCTTGGCGCAAGAATGGATGAGGCCCTAGACGCGCACCTTTCGGCGGTTGAAAGGGTAACTAGAATTGCTCAACAATACGCCGAAATAGGAAGGCCACTTTCAAAAAAGGAAATAGCTTATATTGGGCAGCCATTTGAGGATATTGAAAAAGCAAGGCTTGAGGCAAAGAGAGATGTTGAAAAAGTCATGCTTCGACCAGGACTAGCCATGTCTACCATTGATTATTTCATTAATCTTTTTTCTGAAAGTGATCCTGCTGTGGCTCTATACGATATACAAAGCGGAATAGCGGACTTGAACGCCAGCATTGGAGAGGCAAGGCAAATGGAAAGAATGAACAAGGAAACCCAGGGATTTTATGCTGAATCGGGAATGTTTATGATGGGCCAGTCTCTTGCATTGTCAGAGAGATCAACTCCTGCATCGG